TTGGCTTTACAAATGATTAATGATAGACAATAAAGAAATAATCTAATATAGAGAACTAATATGACAATATCATCTACTACAGTAAAGAACTCCTACGCAGGTAATGGTACACTCGATACCTTCAACTACACTTTTAAGATATTTGCAGACGCTGATATTCAAGTTATTATTAGGGATGCCACAGCAACTGAAACAGTTAAAACTTTAACTACTCATTACACAGTTACAGGTGCAGGTTCTGCTTCTGGTGGAACTATTGTATTTACAGCTGGTAACATTCCAACTGCTACAGAAACAGTTGTGATAAGAAGAGCATCACCACAAACACAAGCGATTGATTATATTGCTAACGATCCATTCCCTGCTGAAAGTCATGAAGAAGGATTAGATAGATCGATGATGGCAATTCAACAACTTCAAGAAGAAGTTGATAGATCTATTAAACTTTCAAGAACAAACACAATGAACTCTACAGAGTTTACTATTGGTGATACTGATAGAGCAAATAAAGTATTTGGTTTTGATTCTGCTGGAGAACTTGTTGTTACGCAAGAACTTGGAACTTTCAGAGGAGATTGGTCTGCATCAACTGCTTATGAAGTTAGAGATATAGTTAAAGATACATCAACAAATAATATTTTTATTTGCTTAACTGCTCATACATCTTCTGGATCTGAGCCATTAACTACAAACACAGATAGTGCTAAATGGTCTTTATTGGTAGACGCAGAATCGGCTACTACATCTGCAACTAATGCAGCTAACTCGGCTACTGCTGCAGCTACATCTGCAACCAATGCAGCTACTTCAGAAACCAACGCAGCAACATCTGAGACAAATGCTGCCACATCAGCTACTAATGCTGCTAACAGTTTTGATAGTTTTGATGATAGATTTTTAGGAACTAAAGCTAGTGATCCAACTTTAGACAATGATGGTAATGCTCTTGTTGAAGGTGCGATGTACTATAATTCAACAGACAACGATATTAGATTTTACAATGGTTCATCTTGGGATGCTCCTGCTACAGACGCTGCTACGAGTGCAACTGCTTCGGCTAGTTCTGCTACAGCATCTGCTACTTCAGCTACCAATTCTGCAAACTCTGCTACAGCATCTGCTTCATCAGCTTCTGCTGCTGCAACTTCAGAATCAAATGCTTCAACATCTGAAACCAATGCTGCATCAAGTGCAAGTGCTGCTTCAACTTCTGCTTCAAACGCATCAACGTCTGAAACGAATGCTGCTTCATCTGCTACTTCTGCAAGTACATCTGCAACATCAGCTGCTACTGCTCAAACTGCTGCCGAAACAGCTCAAGCTGCTGCTGAATTAGCATACGATAATTTTGATGACAGGTATCTTGGTCCAAAAGCTAGTGATCCTGCAACAGATAATGATGGAGACGCATTAATTGATGGTGCATTATATTTTAATACTACTGGTAATGTACTTAAATATTGGGATGGCTCTGCATGGAATAATGTAGAAGCAGTAGACACAAGTAATTTTGCAACTAATGGATTTAGTATTGCAATGGCAATCGCTTTATAATAAGGAGTATATATGGCACAGAACTTTAGAAGATACACATCAAATGATGTAGGAACATCTGCAGCAACTTTATTTACTGCTGACAGTTATGATACTGTAGTTGGTATATCAGTTTCAAATGTAACAGCATCTGCTGTTGTAGCATCTGTATATATTAATGATGGTTCTAACGATATTTATTTAGTTAAAGATGCACCAATACCAAGTGGTTCATCATTACAAGTATTAGATGGAGGAGCAAAATTTGTTGTTCAATCTGGTGATGCTTTAAAAGTAATATCAGACACAGCTTCATCTTTAGATGTTTGGGTATCAACTGTAGATGCAATAAGTACATAGGAGATTAATGCCGTTTATAGGAAACCAACCAGCATTAAGTTACACAAGTTTTGCTAAACAAGACTTCACTACAAGTGCGACTACATCTTACACACTTGACCATCCTGTAACTAACGAAAATGAAATTGCATTATTTATAAACTTTGTAAGACAAGAACCTACAACTGCTTATACTGCATCTGGTACATCTCTAACTCTAACAAGTGCTACATCTGCATCAGATGATATGTACTGTGTGTTTTTAGGTAAAGCTGTTCAAACAGTAAATCCTCCAAATGGTTCTGTTGGTGCATCACAACTTGCTGATGGTTCAATCGCTTTAGGAAAACTATCTGCTACTGGTACAAAAGACAGCACAACCTTTTTAAGAGGAGATAATAGTTTTGATGTTCCACCATTAGGTGGAATTACAATGGCAGACCAGTTTTGTTTAACTTCTAGTTTTGGTGGTAGTGCTACTCCCATAGCCTCAAATTTAGCAAGAGTTGCTAGAACTGGTCAAGGAACTTTAAATGGTGGTATGACAGAAAGTTCTGGTATTTTTACTTTTCCATCTACTGGAATTTACCTTGTAAATTTTACAGCTTCATTTCAATTAAATGGAGATAGTAGATATATTTTTATAACTATGCAAGCAACTACTGACAACTCAAGTTACTCTGCTGTTGCAGAAACTCCAACTTTTATACAACAAACTTCTAGCTCAACTACTTATGCTCAAGCACAATGTTCTAGTTTAATTGATGTAACTGACACATCTAATGTAAAAGTTAGATTTAATGTTGGACCACTAAATTCATCAGTAACAACTAGAGGTGAAGCTGTTTCGGCTACCTATATGCAATTTATAAGATTAGGAGATACATAAGATGACAGATAAAGAATATTTACATTATGCTTTAGCACAAATGCACACAGGACAATGGTTTGGATTTAGTAGTGATGAACATAATTATTCTACTTTAATAGTACATGACAGTTCAATTACAAAACCTACTGAACAAGAAGTAAACGCAAAAATACAAGAATTAAAAGATGCAGAAACTGCAAATACAAACTCAAAAATAACTGGCAAAGCTAAATTAAAAACTGGCGAAGCCTTAACTGATGCTGAAATAAAAGCATTGTTTGGAGATAATTAATGGCAATAACAAAATTAGTAGCAGATAGTTTAGGAGCTGGAGCAACACCTAATCAATCAGCATTTAAAAACATCATCATCAATGGTGATATGAGTATTGACCAAAGAAATAGTGGAAGTGCTGTTACAACAAGTAGCGATTACACATTAGATAGATTTAAATTTCAAGAAGGTGGCTCTGGTGGTCAAGTTATATCAGTTCAACAAGTATCAGATGCTCCAGCTGGTTTTGAAAAATCAGCTAAATTAACAACAACAACAGCATCATCTTCTATTACAGCAGATGCTTACAATATGTTTTGGCAAGCTATTGAAGGTGGTAATTTTTCTAATGCAAATTGGGGTAGTTCAGATGCAGTACAAGTAACATTATCATTTTGGGTAAAAGCATCTATTGCTGGTAATTATACTGTTTCTGTTAGAAGTTCTAATAATGGTTTAAGTTATGTTACACCTTATACTATTTCTTCAGCTAATACTTGGGAAAACAAATCTTTAACTATAGCTGCTCCTACTTCTGGAACTTTTAATGTTGATAATTCAAAAGCTATACAAGTATCATTTAATCATAGCATGGGTTCAAATTATACATCTTCTGGTAATAGTGTTTGGCAAGGAGAAAGTAAATTAGGTGCAACTGGAACACAAGTAGCTTTAACAAATACTGTAAATTCAACATGGCAAATAACAGGAGTACAATTAGAAGTTGGTCAAACGGCTTCGGAGTTTGAGTTCTTACCACATGATGTAAATTTACAGAGGTGTCAGAGATATTATGAACTTTGTGATGGTAACAGAGTTGTTGGAACATCATACAATTCTACATTATTTTGTAATCAAATAAGGTTTTCGGTAACTAAAAGAGCTTCTCCAACAATTACAATACAAAATAACACTACTGTATTTACAGTTTTTCATAGTGGAGGTTATGATCTTAGTCAAACTTGGAACACTGATACACAAAATACAGATTATTTTAATATTAATATGACAAATACAAGAGCCACTGGTTTTATTGGACCAGGTGATGATTTGTTTATAGCAAGTTCGGAGTTATAATTATGATTAATACAGTAGAAAAAAAATACAGTGTTATAGATACAGGTTCTTTTAATTTTAAAGTTACCAAACAAGATGGAACTATTTTATGGGTTCCAAATGATGAAGCAAACACAGATTACCAAGCAATACAAGAATGGATAGCAGATGGTGGAACAGTAATAGATAATGGAGGTTCAGAGTAATGGCTTATATCGGTAGAGATACAGATAAAATAAGTAATGTAGAGGTACTGGATAACATTACCTTTGATGGTAGTTCATCATACACATTACAAAAAGGTGGAAGCAATTTTACACCTAGTTCTGCGAATACATTATTAGTTAGTATTAATGGTGTAGTTCAAGCTGGAAACTTTACTGTATCTGGTTCAACAATAGATTTTGGAACAGCAGTTGCTGGAACATCTACTTGCGATTTTATTTTACATTATGGAATTGGTTTAATTACAACAGTTAGTGATGGCACAGTTACTACTGCTAAACTAGCTGACAGTTCAGTTTCACTTGCTAAACTAACAGCAACAGGAACTAAAGATGCTACAACTTTTTTAAGAGGAGATAATACTTTTGCAGAAGTACCTGCTGGTGGAATTACAGAAGCTGATATGTTTAGACTTTCAGCAAATGTATCTGGAGATTTAACTCCAATTAGTTCAAATATAGAAAGAGTTGATGATGCAACATTTTCAAAAATTGGAACTGGTATGAGTGTAAGTTCTGGTGTTTTTAGTTTTCCATCTACAGGATTATATTTTATTCAATTTAATGGAATGTTTTTCTTTGATGGTGCAGCAGACAGTAATGTAAATGCTTTGATTACAGGAACTTCAGATAATAGTAGTTATGATGATCTGGCAAGTGCTGAATGTGGTGGAGACCAAGCAAGTAATAAAAAGAAAGAAGCAACAACTCAAACTTATTTTAATTGCACAAATGTATCAACACATAAAGTTAGATTTAGAACAGCTAGTATGGGTAGTAATACATTATTAGGAAGTACAGATATTAATAAAACTATATTTACATTTATAAGATTAGGAGATAGCCAATAATGGATAAAGAATATTTAAACATAGCATTATCAAAAATGCACTCTGGACAATGGTTTGGTTGGAAAAAAGATTACACAGGCTCTGAAAGAATGGCTTATGAAAATATTATTGTACATGATAGTTCAATTACAAAACCAACTGAGGCAGAAGTAAATGCAAAGATACAAGAATTAAAAGATGCTGAAGCAGATAGAGAAACTAAAAAAGCATCTGCTAAACAAAAACTTTTAGACTTAGGATTAACTGAAGAAGAAATTAAATTAACATTTGGAATATAACTATGGCAATAATAACTTTAAATAATAATTCTTTATCTAGTGTAACAGCATTACCAACTGGTTTAGGTGGTAAGGTTTTGCAAGTTGTTACTGCTACAGATTCTACACAAAGAACAACAACATCTTCTTCTTTTGTAACAGGTTCTAATACTTTATCTGTTTCAATTACACCATCTTCAGCAAGTAACAAAATATTTGTTATTGTAACAACTTCTGGTGGTCAAGATACTACAGGTAGAAGTGCAAAATTTTCTATATATAGAGATGCTACATCTATTAACTATTTCCAATGTAATGATACAGGAAGTGTAGTATACTATCCTATATGTATTTCTAATTTAGATTCTCCAAACACAACTTCAGCAATTACTTATCAATTATATTTTTCAACAGATGGCTCTGGAACTACAACAATTAATAGAAGTGCTACAAAAGGTTCAATAACAGCATACGAAATAGCAGGATAAATTATGACAAATGTAATAAAAGCAATACAAAAAATAAATCCAACAGCAGAAGTATCTGTTAGTGGAGAAGATATTAATTCAATCGTTTGGGAAAATGGAACAACACCTATATCAGTATCTGACATACAAGCACAATTACCTATTGTTGAATTTGATAGAGCTATGGAAGATTTAAGAGCCAAAAGAAATAATCTATTAAAAGACACAGATTATCTTGCGTTATCTGATAATACTATGAGTACAGAAATGACAACTTATAGACAAGCATTAAGAGATATAACAAATGGTTTAACTACTGTTGCTGATGTTGAAGCTGTAGTTTTTCCTACTAAACCAGCATAATGAAATTTGTGTTAGCTTATACTATCTGTTCGGCTATCACAGGGTTTTGTAACAACACAGCAGTATCACCAGTAGAATTTAATTCCTGGACAGACTGTACCAAGTCTGGTGCAGCAGCTACCATCAAAGTTACTAATGAAAACATAGAAGCATTTAACGAAAAGAAATTATATGTAACTTATTTCTGTAATGAGGTTCCAGGTGACGATGCCTAAGAAAAGAAAAACTTTAAAACAAGCAGTAGAGGATAACAACTCTATAAGAATATCTTATCATGAAAAGGTTTGTGCAGAAAGAATGAAAACATTATTCAAAGCAATAGATGAAATGCGTACAGATATAAAAGAATTAAAAAGTGATGTTAATAAAAGTAAGGGTGGCTTCAGAGTATTATTACTCATTGGTGGTGCTATAGCTTCCTTGCTAGGCTACATCAAATATAATGGCTAGAAGAGTAAAAGCTATTACAGGCTTAACTTCAGAACTAAAAGCACAACTTAGACTTGCTGAAGATCCTAATCTTTTAGTGTTCACGCCAGTTGGTGGTCTTGGTCCAGTAGATATTGTTACTTTAAATATGACAACAGGTGAGTATACTGCTTACGATGTTAAATCTAAGAACTATAGAAAAGTTAATAGCTATACTGCACCCGATGGGTACAAAAGAAATCTCAAAGGATCATTTATATCTAGAGGAGCAACCAAAGAACAAAAGAAATTAGGAGTGAAAATAATATACGAATGAAATTATCACAAAACTTTACGCTTCAAGAACTTACCAAGTCAGACACAGCAATAAGATTAGGTATACCTAACGAACCTAACTCAGATCAGATTGCTAAACTACAAAACCTTTGCGAGACTTTACTTCAACCAGTTAGAGATAAGTTTGGTCCAGTAATTGTAACATCTGGATTTAGATCTGTAGATCTTTGTGTTAAGATAGGCAGCTCAATCAATAGTCAACACAGTAAAGCTGAAGCTGTAGATTTTGAAGTGCCAGGCACAGATAATGCTGATCTTGCATATTGGATAAAAGATAATATAGATGGATGGGATCAAATGATCCTTGAATTTTATACCATTGGTGAGCCTTCAAGTGGATGGGTGCATTGTAGTATCGCAGATAAACCTAGAAAACAATTCTTGAGAGCTTTTAAAGAAGATGGTAAGACAAAATATAAACCAATTATAGGAGATATAAGATGTGGTTAAGTGCAATTAAGTTAGCTGTTCAAGCAGGTAGCCATATATATAAGAATAAACAAAAAACTAAAATGCTTATGGCAGATGCTCAAATGAACCATGCTCAGAAGATGGCTAATGGTGAAGCAGAGTATCAAGGTAAGCTATTACAAAGTAGAGATTCAGACTGGAAAGACGAATTTATTTTATTATTATTAAGCGTGCCAATCGTAATGCTTGGCTTTGCAGTATGGTCAGACAATCCAGAACACATGGAGAAGATGCAGCTATTCTTTGAATACTTTTCTAACCTACCTTTTTGGTATCAAACTATATTCGTTGGAGTAATTGCTAGTGTCTATGGTTTAAAAGCAACAGATTTAATTAAGAGGAAATAATGTCAACACAAGCACCAACAATGTTCGTATCACAATACAGTAAAAAGAAACCTACACTTCTTGCACAGCAAACAGGTAAGAAAAAAAAGAAAAAGAAATATAAGAAGAAGAAGTAATGGCTAAACAAAAGTTCACACACTTTATACCTAGAGAGAAACCTAAGAAGAGAAAAGGTGTGCATAAAAAATCTCAGAATAAAAATGAAAAGAGACAGAAGAAACAGAATAGATACAAGGGTCAAGGAAGATGATTGATAAATTTATTTATAATTTTTTTTCTGCAATAGATAAGTTCTTCTCATTGCTTGAGACTTACTCTGTTAAATTTACTTCATGGTTATGGCAGCTAAGAGTTAAACTATTAAATAAAAAGAGAAAAAGAAAATGACAAGAAAAACTAATACTGCTTTGATTGCTTTATTGGGTACTATTCTTATGGGTTTATCTACTTGGGTATTAGTTACATTAATGGAAATACAATTGATTGTTTCAATGATGCAAAATGAGTTAATGAATATTGATAAACAATTTGGTAGAGTGTATAATTTTATAGATAGTATAAGAGAAAAATAATTATGGCAAAGACACCAGCATGGCAACGTAAAGCAGGAAAGAATCCCAAAGGTGGATTGAATGCTAAAGGTAGACGTAGTTATAATCGTGCTACTGGTGGCAATCTAAAAGCACCAAGTAAAAAGGTAGGCAATAAAAGAAGAGCTAGCTTCTGTGCGAGAATGAAAGGCATGAAGAAAAAATTAACTTTAGCTAAGACTGCAAGAGATCCTAACAGTAGAATTAATAAATCTCTTAGAGCTTGGAATTGTTAGGCGACCATTTCTGATCGCCTTAAATTTTAAATTATATTATTTATGATAATGCTTTTGAATATTTATATTCAACAGTTGGATGAAAATTGCTATCAACATTTGTTTCACCAACAAAAGCAACTACTCCATTATAATATTTTAATGGCATTTTAGTTAGACCTGGTGTGATTTCGTGAAAATATCCTAAAAGTAATTCTTCACATTTATGTTTTGCATAAAGTTTATCTGGACCAAAAGTTGAAACTACTTCTTTTTGATTATGATAACCTATATACTTATAGTTTGTTTTTTTACTCATTTGTTCTCCTATGGTTTTTTTGTTAAATTAAGTGTAGTATATCACATTGAGATTTTAAAAAAATGTAACATGATGTCGCACCTATGAAAAAAAAAGGTTGGAAGAAACCAAAAACTAAATCATTAATCTGTGGTTACTGTAAAGAATGCAACAGACAATTAATGAGTGATGAAGGTGGATGGATTGTCACAGCTAAGAAAGAATATTTTTGTCATGATGGTAAAGATGGCTCTTGCTTTGATAACTATTGTGAGTTAAAACTTAAACAACAACAACAGGAGAAACAAAATGCCAATGGTCGGAAAGAAAAAGTTTCAGTACACAGCTTCTGGTAAAAAGAAAGCTAAAGCATACGCTAAGAAAAAAGGTATGAAAGTAAAATCAAAAGGTAAATACTAATGAAGAAAGGTTATCACAAAACTAAGTCTGGCAAGATTGCTAAGAAAGGTTTGTACTACAATATTAATAAAAAGAAAAAAGCAGGTACATCAAAATCTAAAAAGAAATCTACGATCTCTGCTAAAGCTTATAAGAATATGTTGATGGGATTTAAAAAGTAATTCTTTTTAATTCCTCAAACTCTTCCCAAATAGAATTTTCTACACCCCAATAATTTTTCTTGTCTTGTTTGTTTCTTATAGAGTGAATGATTGTGGTATGATCTTGATTAAATAATCTAGCCATAGAAGATAAACTAACATTGTAACCTTCATATAATAAATTATAGATTATACTTCTTGCTCGAACTACATCTCTTGTTCTACCTTTACTGAAGATGTCATGTTTGCTTACAGTATATTTCTCACACACTTTATCTACAAGTTTAGATACGACTTCCAGGTTTGCGTTCTTTGTTTTAAATGTAGTAGCAATCTTAGTTTTGTTATTGCTATCTAGAATTGGTTGTCTTTGCATTAGTTCTGCTGCGTACAGAAATCCTTCTGAGAACCCTACCTCATATAATCTTTCTTCTTGGTTCGTTAAAAGGTAAAATGCTTTCTTAACCTTATAGATAAAGTGATTTTGATTTAATTTTTTAATGTGTTTTTGATAGTGTGTGCTTACATTTACAGTCATAGATCCCCTACGTTTTCCTTTCTTTTTTTTCAACTATTGAGTTAATAACTATTTAGTTGTCATTAACTGTTCTTTTGTCTGCTCTATTTGCCAAAGCAATTTATAAGAATCTTGTTGATACTTACTTACTTTGTTCTTTGCTTCTAGATACTTCTGATGCTTTTTCGCTTGAAGATCTTTCAGCTTTTGCAGACGCATTCGGATTTGTTCCATCATGCTCCTTTGTTACTCTTGTAGAATCGAATCTTAAATTATCAATTCTACATTCTACAAACTCTCCATTATTAGATTTGTTTGCAGCCTTCTCTACATCATCAAAGAGTTCGATCATTGTAAAATGACACTCTCCATTGATAATTCTTTTAAATTTTGTCATACTTATTTACTTTTTTCAACTTCTTTTTTAATTAAAAAATCTATATACTGTCTTGCTTTTTTAAGATCTTCAATACCATTCTTTCTTTTATATCTAGAAATATATTTAATTACATTACCCTCACAAAAATTAAAATTGTTTTCAATAATAAAATCTATTGGTTCAATTTTGTTTGCTATGTAGTGCGCTGGTTCTTTTATATTGTCTGCCATATCAATTCCTTTTTTTTAGCAAGGTGGGGAAAACGATTAGAAAGGGAAAAAAACCCCACCCTGCTGGATACCCTTTAGCCTAAGTTAAAAGGTATATTCGTTATTACCACCATCATTAGCTTTTGCAAAGCTATTATTCGCAGATTTACCTGCTCCACTTGGTGTTAAAATTACTGTCAACTCACCTTCTTTGACATTGCCATCTTGATCTTTAGATGGAAACGCAGCTTGGTTATACCATTTACCATTTATGTTTACACCAATGGTCCAGTTCTTATCTGGGTGCTTCATATTTTTTGGACCAACATAGACAGGAAGTTTATCTGTTGGTGACTTCCAATCTTTGTTCTTGGTTAGGTTAATGTATATTTTGTCGGATTGATTATCCATGTTTACTCCTTAGTTATATCAATCTTATGATTGATTATTGTTTGGTCTATTTTGCTCAAGACTTTCTATAGCTTTCTTATAGACTTTTGCATTAGACTCTAGTGTTGCTTCATGCTTACTACTTTCATCTCTGATTTGTTCGTATGCTTTGAAGTTGTTATTTTTAAGATGATTAACAACAGATCTAACTTCATTCTTAACTATGTCTAATTGTTTTCGACTTTTAGTTTGTTTGATCCTGTTAATGATCTCTTCTACATCTATCTCATCATCGAGGTAGGTAGGTTCTGAGGATTGCTCCACAGAATTTTGTTCAAATGGTTTAGCATTGTAACCATCTTCTAAATCCATTCCTGTTTTTAAGTTAAGTGCATTCAAGAACGCATACTTTTTACTGTATGACATAGCCTGTCCCGTTCCGTACTTGTCAAGACCACCCATGGCAGTACATCCATCGATCACAATAAAACTTTTTGGATCATCGATGTCAGTTATTCTCATGGTACAAGTTACAATTACAAATCTATCTGTAACATCTGTTATGTAATTGCAGGTTGGATATAAATTATTTTTTAATAAAGCATCCATTGCCACTCTTTGCACATCATCATGTAACAAAGGATTAAAAGGCATACCCTTAACCTTGTTTGCTTTTTGCACAGACTTTGCGTGGTTACACGCATTGTGTAACTTCTTATGTATGTTACTCATGTTGTTTGTTCCCATTCTATATACGTTATTTTCACTACTCATTGTTTCTCCTTTTAGTTTGTTTTTTTATATCTTAACTTCTCAGCATCTCTCTTCTGCCAATAAAGATTTATCTGTTTTCTAAAACCAACTCCTCTTTTAACAGTAAATTCTTCTGGTTGAATAATACCTCTGCTTAATTTATGACTATGCTTATCAGTTTGCTCTACTCTAACTCTATTACTTTTAATGTAATTTTTTTTACTCACTAATTATCCTTTCTTTGTTTTTTATATTTTTTATTTTATCACCTAACATAGTATGTTTAGCGTGTTTTGTTCTTACTCTTGGTTTTACATAGTTGCTATTACAATTAGAAAATATTTTAATTTGTTTTTCAAAATCAATACCTTTACCTTCTAATGCTTTTCTTACTGCATCTTCTATACTCATATTTTTATACCCCATAGTTTATTAATTAATTGTATTTGTTCATCTGCTAAATCTTTATAATAAAAGAAATGATTTAAGTCTGGTGGCTCTATCATTAAAGCTAACTTCTTAATATCACCTTCACAAAACATAATCATTCTTTCCCATAATAAAATTTTTTCTATCATGATATTGTAAAGATGTTGCAAATGATCTGCCTTCATTAACTCATGGCTCTTATCAAAGATGACATAGTCTTTGTCATTAACATATACCAAGTAAGGTATCTTCTTTGTTGCCATGTAGTAAAACGAAGTCTGTGTAAGGTTTTCAATCGTAGGCTCAGTTGGTAGATCTTGAGTGATCATGTTCCATTCTTCTTTGCCTCTAACCTTTTTTAAATTAGGTGGTTTAGTTTTTAATTCTATAAATTTTCCATTATTACCCATTGTCTCATAATCAATACGACCAATGACAGGCTTGATCATGTCAAATTCTTTTAGTTCAACATATCTTTCGCAAACCAATTTATCTTTACCAACAATCTGCTGCACAACTTTTTTTGTAATTGGAATACAATCTTCTGCAAACTTAATCATCGCTTCTCTGCCGAACTTATCCTTTGCATCAACAGGTGGATTTGCATTTATGTTTTCTTTTTCTTGATCGAAACAAACTTTATAATCTTTATCCCATTCTGTTTCTTTAATTGTTTTAGTTTTATAAATTACATCTGCGATCATTTTCTGGACCACATTGTTTACTAGGTTGCCAAAGTTTGCTTTGTATCTAAATGGAAACTTCCTTCTAACTTCTTGAGGGAAAGTATAACCTAATAAATTTTTTGCAAAGGGTGTACTTGTAGATGAATAAGACCAATGATCTAATCCTTCACCACCATTAAATATTGAGAAAGCTTTTTCTATTTTTTTGTTTTCCATTTTTTTTCCAATCTGTTTTTTTGATAACGATTACAATGATTTTAATATGTTGTCAACGGAAGATTTTATTTATATAACGGAAAGAAAATGACTAAAAAAAAACTACCATACAAAAAGGTTCGTATTATTTGGGTTGATATTTGTAGTTCATCTCAATGGTATGATGACTTACAGGATGTAGATAAGTTTAGTTATTCCTGGTGTGAAGATGTTGGATTTCTATATTATAAAGATTCTAAAGTAGTAAAGATATTTACTTCTTTTTCTTATGATGAAGATAAATTATCTATTGGAAATATAACTGCTTATCCACGCCAAGTTGTAAAGAAAATAATATACGAGAAATAATATGACTTATTCTGGTATCTTCGATGAAACTGATTGCAAACAAGAATTGAAACGAGCCAAGAAGTTTATTAAGAAACAAGCTGATATAATTTTTGCACTTGAAAAAGAGATTGAACAAAAAGAAAATGAGATTAGGGTATTAAAAAATAATGGCTAGAGATGTTTATGCTTTCAGTAATGGATTGTATTCAGACTGGCACAGAAAATATGACGGCATTGCTTATATAGATGTTGATAGTGTTGAGTGTTGTCAGTATTGTTTTGAACCTTTAGCTATCATTGAGACTTGCTATGATAAAAATCAAAAATGGAAGGCTACAACCCTCTCAAAGATCATCGCTGAACGCTTAAATATACCCTGCTTTTTAGTTTTCTATAAGGAAAGCACACCTGGGAGCCTAACCTTTAGGATCAAGCGTATACGTAGCTCTAAGACAGAGTTTAGACTTATGAATGAGGACCAATGGGTTAAAATCTTGAGATCCTTGCATGACCACCACAAAACAAATTGTAAATCAACCAAACGAAAGGATAAATAATGAATGTAAGTAGAGGATTTTTACATATAACATACAAAATTTATCATCATCTAGATAAATTAGAGGGGGTACATAAATCTAATTGTTTAAATGTATTCTTATCTGTTATGAAATATGCTTGGAAGAAAAATGGATATGAAGCAAACCTAAGGCATGAAACAATGCACAAAGATACTGGTCTTTGCAGGACCACTATCAAGGAATGCTTACAAACTTTAAACACTTTGAATATTGTTAAATCTATTCGAGGTCGATCTGGTAAAACTTATATTGTTAATGAAATCTTTTTGAGATCAGAAAACACCTATCAAGATAGCCGTCAGACACCTATCTCAAGGTCTAAGATAGCCGTCTCACCGACACCAGATAGCCGTAATACGGCTACATTAGAAGAAACAATATACATTAATAATATAGGTAATATTGTTAAGAGTTTTGCAGGGGATAGGGAGAAGATATTAGATGAATTATCTAAGCTCCCTATTGCTGAGTTAAAAGAAGATAAAACTAATGTCTATCTTTGTAAGTTAGCTATTGAACGTAAGGAAGATAAGGAACGAGAAAGTAAAGCAACTTATGTTAGTGGAGATAAAATTCTTTCGGCATTGTCCAGGATGAAGAAACAAGCTAACCCAAGATACAGAGAGAAAGTTGAATACAATAAACGTAATGGGATTAAACCATGGGAGAATAAAAAATAGTGACGGGAAGACCAATGAGAAAGGTATTTTGCCAAGGTCATACTCGTGCTGGGTTAAGAGAGGGTAAGAAAATACCTTGTAGAATGAAAGGTTATCCACTATCTGATGGTAAAACTTTTAAATGTAAATATCATGGCTATCAAAACTATGATAAATTTAACAAGGCTAATTACACAGATGAAAGTAGAATAAAACAACTATCAAAACTATTACAATTTAGGAACTATACTGATGAGCAAATCAAAGAATACTATTACAACAAAACCAAACCAAGAATTAATAACCGAGAAAAATCTATCTACCATAGAAGAAAGATTAATAAACGGAGAAACTTTGTCAGAAATACTGAAGGGAAATCAGTTTCAATGCAGTTTGATGAAGTTCTATCATTACTTGAAAAAAAATCCCGAGTTAGAGACAAGGATACTTGAAGCTAGAAAACTAGGTGTTCAAACTTTAATTGATAAACTGTTACAAGTATTTAACTATCAAGAAGTGGAATCCCCTAATGAGATATTATGGATAAGAGAGAAAGCTAAGTTTGTTCAATGGGTCGCAGGAAAAATTACTGATCTATATTCTGATAACAAAACTATTAAGCAAGATATTGATACTAAGATGTCTATTAGTTGGGAAGATAACTCTGATAATATGATTGATGTTTCTGAGGATGTAACAGATATTACACCCCCAGATAATAAAGATTAAAGTTTTTTAGCTAAGTATTGAAACTTAGGATCATGATTAATGTTCCCATGTTTTAATTTTTTTTGATACAAATCTACAATTTTATTTTCATAAGCACGCATAAATAAATTTGCTATATCCCTTTTTGAATAATCAAAAAATCTATCTTTTGCGAGATAACCCTCATGATAAGTTACTACTTCTCCACTCTTAGCTGTTTGTATCCATGCTTCGTATCTGTTTAGTGTCATTTTGTTTTCCTTTTTTTAGTTGTTTGTTTTTGTAATGAGTGTAATAAATTCCTTTAGCACTCAGTATATTTAAAAGCATTTGTTCTTTTAATGCTCTCAATTCTTGCTTACTCATCATCCTCACAATCGTAATGCCAAAATACTATTTTACCATCAAGATCATAAGGTTCAGATTCTAATTGTTCTTGAGTATAAGTTTCTAAATAACCCCAATTAGTATGACCATAATTTTCTTGACAATACTCATCTATTTTTTCTGATACATCTTGCATATTATTTCTCCTCTATTTTTTTTGTGCATAACTTAACCACTCCATACCATTTATCTAGCAATAATTTTTTAACTGCGGGATCATTGCATAGGTCGTGATCTCTTTTGATTGAACTTAATTGATCCATGAAGTATTTAATATCTTTTTCTTTTTGCTCTCTCTTTTGTATCTTAATTGCTTCATGTCTTTTTGCTTTGTTCTTAGTTCTAACTAAATCTAATGCGTCAAAATCTATAGCCATTATTCCTCACTTTCTATGTACCATTCTGGTGGAATTACATCTGTGTCATAAATTGCTTTTGAATATTTTTGTCTAACTTGAAAATCTTCACAAGGAAAACAAACAAAATCATTGTCTGTTATATGATCACAACTATTGCAATCCTTATTTGGTTTTACAAAATCTAAATTTATATATTGTTTCATTTATTAATCGCTTTCTATATTGTTATTATTGATACTATCATTAAAAATAAAACTACTACGCAGCAGTAGAAATTAACATCTGTCATTTTGTCTCACTTTCTATAGTTCCTTCATCTGTTATTTCTTCATCAAAAGAGTGTATTTCTTTATAATCTGCACCACCTTCATTATGAATTTCTGTAGCTTCATCAAGTGAGTTAGCTTTGATGACACATTCTTCTCTCACATATTTTTTAACTTCTTGCCAAAATATATATTCTTTCATTTATTTTCCCTCGCTTTCTTTTTTAAATTGCTCATAACTTTTAGCGTTTGAATGCAAAATAGCGTGATATTCCTCAATATAATTTTGAGCCTTGCACTCTCTAGCATACCTATCAAGTTGATTTGAAATATCTAAATCAATCTCATCAAGTCTTTTTTGTTTCCAATCTTTATTGCTCATTTAATAACCTCTTAATTTTTTTTAATGTTTTTTTTTGCTGTTGAATTATCTCTTGTGTCTCATCCTGGACCGATTTTTTTTGATGATCATCTATTTTAAATGCTCTCAAAAAATGATCGATATGCATATCACCAATTGCAATATTAACACCCTTAGATTTTGAATAATAAAATTTATTATTCAAAGTGTTTATTGTATCTGACGCAATGGACCTCTTATCAATTACGCTTTGTATTTTTATTATTTCATTTAATGTCATTATTGAACCCTCTCAATTAAGTTGTTTTTAATTGTAACTTTTGCGAACCACTTACGATCTGGATCACAACCAATCACAACCCCGTTTGAAGTGTACTCATCTTTAAAAATATTTGTTTCCGAATAGTCAAGCTCAGATCCTATATTGTTTTTAAGTTCCTTTTTTGTTTTATAATATAGACTTAGTGTCATTTGTTTTTTCTCCCATGTTGTTTATTTTTATTTTTTTTAAACCAAGTAAACCCATTTGAGATTTACTTAATCGTTTTCCTTTATTAAGTCTTTTAAAAGACTCAATACTCATTATGTAACCTTGTCTATTTTGATATACTATCATTGTTTTTTTTCTCCTATTGTTTATTTAAGATCAACTACAAACCCCGAATTGTCTCGGTCTAGTTTACCTTTACTATTTAAAGTTAATTTTTCTTTAAGACCTACAACTACATTTTTTTGATCTAAAAATCTTAGATCGTGTAGATCTCCGTCTATAACCTTAAATCCTTTATACGTTGTCGGTAGTTTATTTCTAAAAACTACTGCAACATTCCCCCCTGCTTTTAATACTTGAGTTGTCTGAAAGTCGTTAGCCTCGTTCCTTGAGAATGTTAAATGATAATTAGTAGGCATTGAGCCTTTTAAATATTTAATCATTCTTTTAAAATGTTTTGTATAATCGTAAAATTGCACGTTTGGAAATAGATCAAATATTTTATGGTTCTCCCACATAATATCGCTAGTTGTGTTTAATCTAATGACGGGTTTCAACCCGTGTTTTTTGCAATTGATTTCATGATTTCTTATTTCTTTAGTTATCATATAAAGAAATTTTGCTCTGTCTTTAAAATACAATTGAGTTCTGTTAACCCTGCCTAGTGTTTTTTGAGGCATAAAAACGGGGTTTCCTGCTTCATGCAAACAAGCTTCTCGACAACCTTTTGAAGCACTTGCACAAGTATTGAACCCAGATATTGACGCAGGTGCAAGATTTAAACGCTTGATCCAATATTTTTTAAGGCTCTCAATCTTTAAGTTTTTATCTGTCTTAGGGTTACCATTGGTAAACATTAATTTAGTTAAATCTTTATAAGTAGGTTGTGTTTTTTGTGTTTGCATAAGTTCCTATTCGTTGTTTTCTATTGTTATATTTTAACTTGATTTATTTTTATATTTGCCAAATTTTCGCATATTAGATTGACCATAAATG